ACCAAACTTGCATTCCACACCACACACTCGCTTAACCGTATCAGAAATGATAGTCTTGTGAATGTTCGACCTATATGTCGCTCCTCCAGTGATAGTACCCATGTATCCAAAAGTGGATTCTTCATCAAGTGTCAGGATGGGACTCTTGGGATGCAGCTCCTCATTTGTCTTGAAGTTAATGCCGAACATACTTTGAGGTTCCACACCAGATTCAGCCAGCTTGACGTACAAGCGACTCTTAGACAGCTCTGCCAACGCCTCGTCAAACAATGGTTTGGTTACAACACAGGCTATGGCCTCATGCGTACCACCTCGCCCAGCTGAATGGAAGCCAACAATGAAGTGATTGCCTCTCACATCCATTGCCACTATCGGAGCCATGCAATCACCAACACTAGTGGGTTTGACTGAAGTGTACTGGTACGCATCATACGGAATCACTTTATCCACTTTAGCAACAGTTGGGACTAGTCTGATCTTATCACTATCAACATTTCCATTTTTGTGTTTGCGCAAAACGACTGCGCATTCACCATAGAACATTGATGGTGGAAGATAATGAGACATATCCTTCACATCGCCCATATGTGGAGCCAACACCAGACACAAATCAGTCAAACCAAGTCGTTGCGGGTTTTCCAGTATCACTTCATAGGACGTACCAGGGACTGCACCATTTTTATATGCTCTAGCACGTATCCTCTCACCTTTAAAAATATGGTGACTGATCATGAGGATTCCAGACTGCACTTCAAAAGCATTCATAGTGAAAGTGGTACCATCGTCACGTGTAGCTTCAATGAACACAGTGTTCTTCGAAGTTTGGGCGATAGTTTGCAGAGCCGTTCTGGTTTTAACATCTTCCGGTGCGGGCAAGGACATACGCAACTTTTCCCACTGTTCAGCTTTCACAGCATCAATGGTGGGTTTTTTGGCATCAGTAAGAGCAATGTCATGCGATGTCACTCCGCCCTGGGCACACAATTCCTTGCGTTGCCTCAAACACGTATAGAGCAATGTGACGACAGTCCCTATTCCAATAAGACAAGAAATTGCATAGCGTTTCTCCATAGACAAAGTGGCTCTCACAAAATTTGCTGCTCGCGTGACATATCTTAATCTGTACTCATAACGAAAACGAGTCCATATCATTAGAATGCCTGCAAGTGCAACAACAGCACACCAGCCCAACAGGAAAAGGAAGAAACCGCCAAACGATATCCCTCTGAACCACATCCATAGGATCCACAACGATTGAAATGCGCAAAACATCTTCCATCCGAAAACAAGAGGCCAATACAACACATCACAACAACTCAGATACGCAGTCATCTTGGCTTCAAGCAGCTTGTCTTCAAAACCACCACGGAAACGATCCATCCACCATATAAATGATGTCTGTATTCTGGTGATCTCATCCAACGTTTCGACTACATCACTTGGCGGCGCAGCAACAGGAGTTGTGCCAGCTTGTTGTTCCCATGGATCAGGCACACTATTAATGGCTTCTCGCCTTTTCTCCCATTCATCATTCAGACGGGTGTTAGTGACACAACTCCTACGTGACCTGTCCGGCAAGAGTTCAGCTGGTCTACCATGGCAAACACACTTGTTGATGCATCCACATTCCAACACATCGATTTTAGTCGATAACGTATTGGCAATAGACACAACCTCAGCTTGATGGGCGAAGTGCTTCTGACTCAAAATTTGCATCAATCGGAAGAAGTCAGCAGTGGTTAGCTTGGGGCGAACATCTCTGGAATAGTTGCTTGACGGATCTCCAAAAATGGGTACAACGGGAGCTTCTTCATCCACGTCTTGCAAACGGAAGAATGGTTTCCTCTGACCGTCTTCTGGATCCACCTTCCACTCCTTAGTATAATACCGAAACATGACAGGGTTCCCAAGCTGGTCAGACTCAACAGCAACTTTGACAAAGAAATCCCAAATTTGCCTTTCCGTGAATGGCACATCACTCAGAAGTTTCTCAATCTTGTCAGGATCAAGCTTGCCGTCGGTGGCATATTCAGAACGAATGACAGCTTGTACATGAATTGCTCGGCGCATGATGGAAATGGCACAATTGGAATAGACATTTGCATCTAGACCCTCAACATTGGTGGATCCTATGTAGAACTTTGGTTCTGCATGAACCTTACCCTTCTGGTCAATGTCCGCCATTACACCGGCTATTTTGACATTGTTGATCGTCCGGAGCATCACTTCTGTGTCTGGTCTCTCTATGTAGTCAGGCTTGGTGTTAGCAATATCATCATGAAATACCGATACAGTGTCGTTGCGCAAATTGGTGTCATACTTGTCGGTAGCAGGCACTTTCCAGATCTTCTTGACATCATCATCAAAACCATTTGTCTTACACAACACATGATGGAGCATTTGCATGATAGTGGACTTGCCAACAGAGGTTTTACCAGAAATAATAACACCAAAAGCTGCGACACGTAGTCCTCCGTCAGCACGTCGTTGTTGGAACGCTGTGCGGTGTTCGAGAATGGTTTTGAGCTTCCTCTCCCATGCTGCCAGAGCTCCTGGATGTTTGATCGATCTCATGACTTTCTCAATATCAACTATCAATGTCTCAATCAAAACCTCAACTTCTGACTCCGTGCGCGGTGTTATCAGGTTTGCCAAGCTTCCCGTCAACATGGCATCAACAGCTGTTTCAACTTCGTGCAAACGTTTCTGTAGGGATACTGCATCATGATCTCCAAATTGCATGTACGAACTATCTCCACTGGTGAAGTAAAGGTAACCTCCTTCAATAAAGAAGATGGCTGTATCCATTATCACCTCGACAATAGAGAAAATATCGGTGTCCTCATGTTTCTTCTTAACAGCATTAGAAAACAATTTTACACCTCCCACTGAAAAATTTACACTGGAAAAATTGCACAAACCAACGGCACAAACAACACTGACTAGATCCATCAACTTGTCATATGCGACTGACTCGCGAATGGTCTTGTAAGTGGCGCGGCCACGTAAGATACCAGACAAATCAATTTCAGCTTGTGGACCATATCGAATTTCTCCCTGATCATCCCAAGCACCGATGAAAGCCATTCCTTCTTGCACTGCTTGTGAGCACACACTTGTCATGTCGCCTTGATGCAATGTTTGTAGGTATAGGAAAACAACAGCACACGCTCCATAGTAGTCTGCAGCGTGCGACAAACCAACTCCTAGTGATACCAAACTCTCAACATGTCGCCTAACATGATGAACACGCAAACGAGTCATAGTGCGCGCATAGTGATACGTAGCAACTATACTCGAGTTCCGATACATGTTCGTCAGGATTTTCAAAACAAGATTAAAACTGCTCTCATTGTCATTGTCCGCAAATCCGGCTTGTGGTTGATAGTACTTGGCTTGCTGTCTCCGTAGTTTCCTTCTCAATTTCCGACGCAACAAGCATAGGGGATCAAAAGTCATAAAAGGCTTTTTATATCCCAAATTGAATGCATTCCAACAAGCAATGCAGCTAGTACAGCAAAAGGAGAACAACAAAGAAGAAAACAAGCCATAAGACAATGTTCCTGGATTAATGCCTAGAAATGGCAATGCCAGAAAACACAAC